CCTTTGCCTGTAGTCCACGAGGTGACACCGTGATCTATCGCAGCGTGCAGGTTACGTTCAGCTAAACAAGCCCACGCTAACCAAGTGCCGTCACGTCTATCAACCATGTAGTCTAAATACTTTCTTAAATCCACGAGCGCAGTGTTGTTTGACGGTTCCCGTGGCGTGTAATAGTCGTCGATTATTAAAGCTGCTCTGAGAGCGGCGCTTTGCCACGTGTAAGGCCCGTCTGTTGTTACTCGTTCAATGAGGGTTTTACGTTCTTTTTGTGCAACCATGCCTTTACCTCTGGGTGTTCTGTTAAATCTTCTAAAAGTTTCAGTCTTATAGCGTCGCGTCGTCTAGCTAACGTCGTTTTAGGTATGCCCAGTACTCTGCCTGCGAGCCGTAACGATAAGCCTGCGATGAAAAGGATGTTGAATATCCATTCTTCTTCGGGTGACAGTTTGTCTACAGCGTCGGCTAATGCTTCTCTCAGCAGGTGCGTGTTTTGCATCGGGAGGATGTCAACGGTTTGTCCTGGTGCTAGGGAGATGAGAGCTTCAAGGTCGTTCATTGCTCTGTTGTTCGTGAAAGCCGCTTTTGTTCTGGTGTTAGCCCATAGTGAAGATGTTGGATCTTCAGGCCACTCCCGCTTCTTCGCCATCGTGTGTCCATTCAAACATATTTGTTTTCAACTGCCAGTAAGGTTTCTCAACCCCTGGGTCCTTGAAAGTTCCTAGTGTTGTCTGGTCACTTTTGATTAGTTTATTAAGATCTTGTAACGGTACTGTTACGAACATGTTACGAGATGAGTCCCAAAAGAAGTATAGCACAGGCATCACGGTGTGCCATGCTGTTTCTATTGCAACATATTTTTCTATTTTAAGTTTGATACCTGCACGTGGGGAGCATCCTTGCACTTCCACGAAGTATCTCCCTTCGAGAATGTAGTCTGGCGTGTAACGTGTCGCTAATGGGAGTCTAGCTACTGGGAAATCTGGTCTGTTTAAACCGTATCGTGTCCATTTTTCGTAGTTGCGTTCAAAAGCTGCTTCGCTTATGTCTCCCATAGTGTCGAAGCGTGCGCCCCATGATTTGTCCGCAAAGTTTGTTGTGTGTTTAGTTGTCAAGTTTATCTACTTTCACCGCCGAGACTCGAACCACTTGCCTGTCGTCATCCCAGGCAACACCGTTCAAGGCATCTAATGTGAGTTTCACATAGTTGTCTATGTCCCCTCTGAGGGTTTTAGCTCCATGGGGTGACCTTAGCACTGTGATGGAGGTTGCTGTGGGACTGTACATGAGTAGCACTTCCACTGGTCCGTCTACTTTTTCGCCGATCTGGTTTTCCCATTCTTCAGCTATGACATCTTCTTCTTTGAGGGTGCTTTGTGGTGTGAATACGTGGCCGCTGCGTGTGTGCCGTGGTCGTGCTTTGACTTTTGGTTTGCGGTCTATTATGAGGGTGTATGTTTCCATCAGATAGTCAACGTGAATATTAGTAGGGCAGCGGCGATAATAACGATTATTATTTCACATGTTGTGCGGAGTTTAACGGGTTCGTCTGTCATTTTCTTACTGTTCTTTCTGCGTCTGCGACCATGTTGGATATGCGTTGCCTACCGTCGGTGCGGTTCTTGAATTTGGAACCCCACGCTATGTCAGCGTCTGTGAGTTCTTCTTCAATGTCGCCACTAGGGTAGCCTTGTTCGACCATAGCACAAGCTAACGAGAACAGGGTCGCGGATCTGTCTCCGTTGGGTTTGTTAGGTTCTGGTCGAGGTCCGTTGCGTCTGATAGCTTCAGCTAACCCTGTTAGCTTCCCGCTGTTTCTAGTCGCATACGTTTTTCTAGGAGGTGGGGGTGGTGCGGGTTTGTACAAGGCGTGTACTGGCTCCCATTCCTCTGGCAGTATCCTTGACATCAAAGCTGTTGTAGCGAACTGTGATGCGGTCATTTCCTCTCCGTGTCTGATGACAACGTTACGACCTGGTTCTGCGCCAGCAGGGTATGGGAGCCTGACCCCGTTTCCCCATCCTTTTCCTGTTAGTTCTATTTGTTTCGGGTTGACTTCTGTTATTGGTGCGTCAACTATGTTACACGCTGCGATCAGTCCTTCTCTGCAGTGGCGTGCGAGTATCGGTTCCGAGAAGAAAACCCACAGGTGGTAGCCTTTGGAACGTGAAATTTCCACCCAGGATGCCACGTTCAGTTGCTTCAATAATTCTTGTACGTTCAGTGCGTGTATTAGTGATTGTTCTTCTCCTACATCCCAGTCTACGCAACCCCAATAAACCATGTATTTAGAGGCTCCTGTTTCCTGCCCTTCTGAGGCTTCTATTACCTCTAAGAGTGGGTACACCCCGATTGGTAGCTCAGAGTCGCTTAAATGGTCCTCTACGACGCTCTGAAAGGCAATCCCGTCTGCTGTGCAAAACCCTCCAGACCAGTTTTGCATCGGTCTGAAATCTGAGCCTGCTTTAGCTATCTTCCCGCCTCTGAAAAGTTCACTGAAAGCAACACTCGTTTCACTCATCTTCTTCGCCTATGATCTCCGACAACGGTGAGCAAACTTCTCGTTCCTGGTCAACGCTTCTTTTCATCAACTCCCAGTATTCTTTCTGATGAAACACAGATATTTTCCACCAGTCAGGGTCACCTGAGTTGAGCTTATCCCGCCAGCTACTCGTCATCAGGCACCAGCTCATCACTGTAAGGTTGAATGTGACCAGCAGTCGAATCCAAATAATAGGTGTGATCCAACAAACGTGCCGTTCTCTTATTCTTACACAAATTGATGTTGATACTATGCTCGTGGTATTTCGTTTCCCAATTAGACAAACCGTACTTGTCTCGTTTACGGTAAACCTCAACCACGAAAATAGCTTCCTGCTCGCCACCGTACCTGCCCGCATACAAACCAGCAGGTTTACCTGGTTCACCTGAACCACGCCCAGCTTGATGCACCAACCCGACAGGGACACGCTGCTTCTTAGCCCAACGTTTAACATTCTGAGCTTTTGTAGTCACACCAGTAGCGTCAGCGTCACCACCAGGCAACAACTCTAAGTAGTCGATCATCACGAAACTAGGATCCCTACCCCACCATGCTCTCGCCTCATCCATAGCTGTCGCCATGTCATCCAACTTTAACGACTCGTCAATGATAGCAACACGGGACAGTTCGTTAGCTCCCGCCTGCTCCAAATCAGCTAACAGGTCTTTGTCGTTTTCTTTGATGCCTTCTTCAACAGACGCTGATGATCTGCCACGTAGCAGACAGTAAAGTTTCATCGTGACCAGTTCCCTAGGTTCATCCATTGAAAAGATGACTACATGAGCGTCTGGTTGGTTGACGAGGTTCCACACGATACTGTTCAGCAGCATTTGAGATTTGCCTGTGTGTGATCTACCCACGACCATCATCACTTCGCCACGCCCGACACCACGGGTAGCTAAATCTATTTCACTGAGTCCCAGATACCAGCGTTCTGTCGGGTTTGAAACGAAACCTATCAGGTTGTCTACAACCGAGGAGGTTAAAACAAACGACGTGGGTTTCTCTCCGCCTGGTGACGGTGGGTGTACTTCGGAAGGAGTTTCGCCTGCAACAGTTTGTTGAGCTGCTGCGAGGCGACGACTCACTTCTTCGGGGGTTTGTATTTCCATGGGTTATAGGCGTGCGCGTATCTGCTTACCTATTTTTCCTAGCTCATCACTGTCTTTGCCAGTGAACGGGCATACAAAATGGTCAGGTACTTGTGAGCTGCCATCTTGGTTAGACAACCATAGTGCTTTGTTGTTGTCTTTCTTGTGTTTATAGTCGGGTCCTTTAAGGTTGTTGAACGTGCCGTCTAGTTTCTTCTCCCAGTTGGGGTTCCACCAGTCGCCTTTGTTGTTCATCAGGTCATCCCAATATGATTCTTTGGCACCACCACTGGAGGCAGCAGGCCGCGCGGCTGGTTTCGCCACGGGATCACTCGTGTTGTTTGAGGAAACACTTTTGGAAAGCCTCCGCACTCCTTGTTCTGTCACCTCATATCCGACTCCCAAAGCCTCATAGTTAGCCATGTCGAGAGTGGTTCCCCATTCTTCGATCTGTTTAACTATTTCTTCTTGGGTCGCGCCGTCAGTTACCGTGATGGTCACTGAACATGACGCTTCAGCAGGCTCATAATCGCCTGTTTGTATTACTTGTCTACGGAAAACCGTAAACGAATTGCCTTCTGGCATAATAGTTTCTCCTAACTATAGTTGCTTAAACGGGTCTGGACCCGCAAACCTACCACGACATGTTGACCATGCGCCACACCACTTTGGTGAACAGTGCCAGCCACTCATTTGGAGAGGCCACACTGGTAGGTCCGCTGTGATTAGTGTCCCCGCTGACCGAGCAAGAGCAACCAAACTAGCCCAGTCTGCGGGTCCACATTCAACAAGGTTCTTATGAACTTTGCCTTTCACAAGATGAACGAACTCGAACTCCATCGGTTCGTTAATACCACCGTCTGCCATTGATGCA